AACTGAGGCTGTGTTTGGTGCAGCCATTATTACAGCAGGTGCTATTGAAGGCTCTGCACAATGGGGAGCTCCTACTGGTCTTGAAGAAGATTATGTAGGCGGCGCCGTCTATGGAGCTACGAGAGGTGTAGGTACCGCGATAGGTGGTGCTGTTGGTGGTATCGGTGGCTTTGCTATTGGCGCAGGTATTGGATCGATTATTCCAGGTGCCGGCACAATTATCGGTGGTCTAATCGGAGCAGGTATTGGTATCGCCGGTGCAATTGGTGGCGAAGCAATAGGTGGAGCATTGGCGAAAGGTCCAGCACGACAACTGGGTCTCGGTGCTCGAGCAATCGTAAAAACAGCGAGAGCTGTTGATAGAATTCAGTTCGGTGGCAACTTTGTAGATTCCCGTGCCGCGCATACAATGCGGCAACGAGCGGTTCAAGAGATGTCCGGATCTATGTTGAATGCAAGACAGTTTTTAGGAAACGAAGCAATCTTTCTTCACGAACGATAGGCGGATAAATTATGGGACCAAGATCTATAGAGTGGCGAAGTGTTAACGCAGGTGCATGGCACCTTTTCTTTGGAAGCAAATCAATTTGCAATAGAGCGTACTCAAACGGTAAGTATGAGTGCGCAGACTCTCCTCCCAAAAAGACAGACGTCTGTGGGCACTGTAAGAAGGTCATTCCGGTCTTAAGAAAGCGGTTGGCGGAGGTTACGAATAGCATCAAATAGGATAGTATTATGAAAAGCATAGGCAAGGTTCTCTTGGTCTTGCTGATCACGCTGCTAGCGAGCGGATCCACACTACCAAAAAGCACAGTTGCTGTAGATGAGCAAGAACAGCAACACTCCATAACTCTTCAAGGAACAGCACTCGATGCAAAACTACATGAGGTATATGAAGGCGCGTGGTTACGCGCCAGTAAGTATACAAGCTTGCAGGACAATGAGATGCCCAAGTTTCCGGAAGAAACTGTTTATTGGACGATGAGCAAAGAGACTTGGCCAGTTGATCATGATATCGATACAATCTATTGGACTACAGATATGTTTGAGACAGGTATTACACGTGTCTTTGCATGGTACAAAACAGATGGTGGGCTAAGAGTAGAGCATGGGGTTTCATTACCAATCAATGCTCGAATTGAGATGCAAGTAATGCCAGCTGAGATACTTCAATATGAACATTATGTTGAAGGTATTCTCGTACATGAAATGATTCATTATATCCATCACATGAGAGTCATGAACCAAAAGGGTTGGGTGACTATATGGCCGGGTGATGGACATAACTATATGGCCTATTTGAAATACGTTAAGGGTTATGACCTACCAGCAAACAAATAGTCTCCCAGTATTGCGCACCGATGATGATCGTCGGATGCACCCCTATTGTCTTGACTGTAAGATCAAGACTGAGGCTGCAGGCAAAGACTGGAGCAGAACGATCAAGAAGTGTCATGGCGTCTATGACGAGCTCGACTTTGAAGAGCTCGCCAAGGTACAGGGATGTAGTGCGCAAGAAGTAAAAGAGCTTCTGGATCCAGCAGAATGGATCTATCAGAATCTTGGCATGATACCATTTTGGTATCAGCATAGAACGCTCAAGTGCACGAGTATCCGCCGTGCACTACGCTGGGGTCGTCGTACTGGTAAGACAGAAGTCATTGCTGCCTATATCCTGTATCTCGTCTACACAAACGCTAAGAAGAAGGTTCTATGCGTGACGCCAGCTAAAGCGCAGGGCAAGGAAATCAATGATCGTATTCACAAATTGATCGAAGATGGTAATCCTAAGCTGAAAGGCGATATTGTACGAGATGTACAACAGCCGTACTACGAAATGGTATTTGCCAACGAGAGCCGTATTCGGTTCTTCGTGGCAGGGTCAAGTGGCGGCGCTAACGCTGGCTCTCAGGTCCGTGGACAGGAAGCTGATCTGATCTTCATTGACGAGATGGACTATTTGGATGATGCGGCTACTACCGCTATCCTTCCTATTCTATCTGATCCCTCTCGTGATGGTAATCCAGTAGAGTTTATTGCATCAACGACACCAGCAGGACTTGAGTCAGTCTTCTTCAAGATCTGTCATAATGATAGCTATAAAGAGTTTCATTACACATCTATGTGTCGTCCTGACTGGGATGATGAGATGGAAACAGAGGCTAGACAAAATAGCAAGACAAGGCAAGGATACGATCACGAGTATCTTGCTGAGTGGGGGACAAAGTCCGATGGCGTGTTCCGTAGAACTGATGTGCTACAAGCTCAGGAAAAATATAGATACTATCTTGATCCTGGTTTCAGTGATACTCAAGAATGGCCTGAAATGAAACCGTATCCTTCTCATTGGAAATACATCATGGGGGTGGATTGGAATGGTCCAGGGAATGGCACACGTATTACTGTCGTTGGGTATGATCCAACTCGAGGTAAGTTCATTCTCGTCTACCGTCAGGCAGTCTCGGTTGAAGAGTTTAGTCTAAGCTTCGCTGTAGAACGTATGATTGAAATCAATCGTGAGTGGCGCTGTCAAAGCGCCTACATCGATGCAGGCTTTGGACAGATGCAGGATGAGACCTTGCGCGCTATTGGTCGCGCAACAAAGATTGAGCAGGCAAATGGGCGTGAATTTATCGCAGCCGACTTGATGTGGGCAGATCATTTACATGCCGTTGACTTTGGTGGATGGATTACATATGATACCACAGAAGAAGGTAAGGTTATAGAGCGTAAGGTTCCTGTCAAGAACTATATGGTAGAAAACTTCCAGCGCTTTTTTGAACAGAAAGACTTCTGGTTCTCTCGTGCTGATGATGATCTCAAGCAACAGTTCCTTGGATTCCATACACCGCGGCAGAGCGCCAAAGGTTTTCCTATCTATCAGGCGGACAAAGAGGCCGGCGACCACGACCTTGATGCTGTTATGCTTGCTATGTTTGGTTTCAACCAAGAGATGGGTGGTATCATGAAGAAGAGAAGCTATATGATGGACTTTGCCTTCATTCCATACGAACATATGAAGCAGCCATCGCTTCCTGATCCAATGAGTATGCCTCTCGAGTTTGAACGCGCTAAGCAAGAAGAGGCAGATGCTAAGAAAAGCAGACCAGGTAGAGATAGACATGTACCCGATCGTAATATTGTGAAGCCTAATGTGCGCATGATTCCTATGTCCAACCAAATGATTACTATTCGTGGTGGCAAGGTTGCATCACACCGCGGCCGCGGAGCTCCACCTAAATCACGCACCTCTTTCCTAAAACGAGGTAATCATGGCAGACGATAATTTCAAGAAACCCAAGAAGATTGAATATGATATTCCTGATCAGGAGTCATTCAATCCCAAAAGGGATGAAGATATACCTATAGCTACTGAGTTTGAAGAAATAGATGATGTAGAGTCTACAGCAGCTATTGTTGTAGAGGAATATACTCGTACTATTGAATTCATGAAGTTTATAGAGCAGCTATTGCGTGATGCTTCCAAGGTAGAGGTTGAGATCGATCCAGAAGATGATCCGGAAGTCTGGATGGCCATGAACAGAATCTTTTCTAACCCAAGTCCCAAGCTGAATCAAGACGCGTATTTCCAGGTTATAGATATGCTTGAGGTAGCTGAAAAGATTGAGCAGATTGACGATAGACCAGATGAAGGTGATATTCTTGACAACTTACCTGATGTACAGGAAGTAGAAGAAGGTGAGATTAAAGATTCTGACTTCCAGATCTCAGCTAAAGATGAGATTGAAGAGAAGTCTAGGGTAAGGCGTGCTAGTGCATTTAGAGACCCACCGCCACCTCCACCTCCGCCAGAACCACCGGAACCACCTCCATGGAAGCGTAGATGGAGTAAGTTCCATCGTATCATCAATGTTCTTGGTAGACCATACAAGATCCAGTGGCTAAGAAATCGCTGGTGGCATGACAGGAGACGATAATGCCTTTGACTAACATAGGTGGTGACCTACTGGTCACCAACCAATTGAAAATTGAGATGAGGATCATCAGCAATGCCCAAGCATGGGCTGAGCAGGTGAAGGGCGTATACTACTTTCTCTATCCTCATATTGTAGATGACTTTTCACATACTGAAGATATTCAGTCTTGGATTGATGATGTGTTCGCCAGCCATAAACATGGTCGGCCTGGATGTCAGGGTGGCGTAGAAACACTTGCTCCTCTGCCTCCCGCGGTGAGCTCACAGATCCCAGACAAAGCAGGTAAAAGTCTCAACGAGAATAACAGTGTTCTTGGCAAAGTCCGTAAGGGTATGAGTGACTTAGCTCGTCTGGTGACTGGTATTGATAGAGTAAACAATCAGGAGCTCAAATAATGTCTAAACCAACTACTGATAAGAAGCGACGTACGCAGAAGGCAAGTGAGTCTATGATCAAGGTTTATATGAGTATCTTCGGCGTATCACGCGAAGATGCGATCGCTCAGCTACAGGCGCGTGGACTCATTCCTTCAAATGATGAGAAAGATAAGAAGTAACGCCTATTGGTATACTACCAAGAGGTAGCTGTGGAGGCTTATACTCTACAGCTTTTCACTCAAGTAATAAATTTAACTTGCTTGAGTAAACTGATCAAAAGATCAAGGAGTAACGAATTCATGGCTAAGAAACCAACTAAACAAAAGAAGAAGGACCACCCTGATAAGGGTAAGGCCAAGGGATTAGAGAAGCAGGCTGCCGGCGAGATCGCCACTAAGAGCAAGGCTGCTGAAAAGTCTCAGGGCAAAGGCAAGGGCGTGGTAGCTAAGAAAGAAGCTGCAAAGATCGTCAAGCTTGTACCCAAAGACAAGAAGCCCAAAGACAAGAAACCTAAAGGCAAGAAAGTCGAAGAGGTCGGAGAGGCCCAGATTCGCAAAGACAAGAAACGACTCTGTATTATTGCTATCGTGGTTACGGTTATTGTAGCCGTGGTTTTGGCAGTAGTGCTTCTGTAAAGGATAGGCCATGCCAGTTTCACCAACCCAGAAACAGGACCTCATGCTCGTGAAGGAGGCCTTCGAAAGAAAGGCACTTGAGCAGGATACAAATGGAGCTGCATGGCTTCCAATGACTACGACTGTCCAACAGACACGTCGTATTCATGAGACAATCCGAGATGAGGCGGCTCGCTATCCAGCGGCCGTCTCACAACAGAAGGTGGCTAAAAATGACCAATCCTTTCTGAAACAGAAACAAATAGAGTGTATCCCATGCTTGGGCCGGATCAGAGCATTGGGTGATCTCGATATGATCCCAGATTTATTTGCAAGTATGATGGCATATAACGGTCGGGCCCTCCAGAACATGCTCAATTTATTTAAGAGTATCTCGAGACCCAATCGTATCCAAGAGAACCTGTGCGGCGCCTACATAGCTCTTCGGTCCCAATGTATCCCTGACATCACACGACTTCTGTCTCAGCTCACCCTCCTAATGAATCATCTCAGAGGTTTCAACCTTAAAAGCCTCAAAGACCAACTAATTTCGTTAGTCGGATCATTAATTGTTCGCAACCTGGTAACTGGAGCAATTAATTATGATATGTACATTAATTTAATTACTAACGTGAGCAGATGTATTGTTACTGACATTAATACCCAGCTAAGGAAGCTAGAACCCATACTATCACGTGAAGGCCTCGAAGATATCGCGACGTTGCTCCCTCTAGACACACAGGACGGGGAGCTCACGCGGAACGAGGCTGCCAAGAAGAAAGCGGCGACCTGGTTCCCAGACCGCGGCGACTTTAACTATGCAAAGGATATCTCGAAGAAGATTACCAGCGCAGAGCAGAAGGTCGAAGGCAAGCTGAATACATTCAGCGGCGGTGTAGGCAAAGGCGTCGACAAAGCAGCAAACGTTGGACGTGTCATATCAGACATGATCGAGGAATCGATAAGCGTGGTAGACACTAAGCTGCAGAATGCAACATCCGAGTTTCTCAAGTTTCTCAAGCTCAGTGACGGTAACTTGAGTACACAGATTGAGTTACTGGATCAAATCCAACTGATACGAAGTGTGCTGGAAGTGCTAAAGACTATTAAAGATACGCGCGGTGGCTTTGACCCATGTGGTAAGGATGCCGGCAGACGTTTCTTCACTCGTATCAGGTTCCCAGGGCAAGATGTGATCATTGACAACTCAGATCCAGACAATCCTGATGTTGATATTATTCCGCCTAGTATTAGAATCGATAACCCTGTTGTAGAAGAAATCTTGAACGAAAACGGAATTGATACTGGACCAGTGGCCACAGGGCCTGAACCAACTGCTACTGTAAAGAGCGGTCGCGTAGTCGCCAGCGTACCTGTATCAATCAACGTTTCCAAATGTCTTGACGGGAAATAACAATGGAAGATATTCTACGTATACCTGAAAAGGATCTGACGCAGGCACTGGAAACAATGCCAACGCCACGTAATCCATATGACTCGTCTGTATGGTCTGACGGTATTCATGCGTTCATGGCCAACCGCGCATACAAGCGTCGTGGCAAGCCTGTTATAAATATTCAGTCAGAGCATCCTGAGGTTATCAAACTTAGAGATGCTCTGCAAAATCGTCAGCTCAAAGCAGCCACGAAGAAGACCGCCGTCATTGGACTCCGTCTACTATACGGCTCCAAGACAGGCGGAGTACTCAAGCCTGAGTTCGACCTAGAAGAATCTGTAGCTATCTATGATGCTGAACCCTATGTTAGTGCTGCCATTCGTAGGCAGCTAAACATCTGGTTCAAACAGGAGTTCCGTTTTACCTCTACAGACAAGAGGATTGCAGACTATCTGAATCAACGCTTTATGGATATGGCCTTTGTAACTGATATCCCTACTAAACAGCTATTCAAGATGATTGTTCGAGATCTATTGAAGTTTTCGAATGCTTTTGTCGTAAAACATAGAGATAAAGTCTTGTCTGGAATAGCAAAGTTTAAGCCAGGCCGCCCCGCGCCGGTGGCGGGATACTTCCCAGTTGCAGCTATCAACATGTTCCCACGCTTCAACAATGGCAGACTCGTAAGCTGGATTCGCTACCTAGACGATGGTACTATGGCAGCTGAACTAGATCCACGAGATGTTATTCATTTCACATTCGAAAGAGAGCCGGACTTCTTGTTCGGCAAGCCTCGTACTCTTGGCGCCGTAGAAGATATCGCTGCGTTGCGCAGGATTGAGGAGAATGTCGAAGTCTTGTTGCAGAAGTATCTATTCCCACTATTCCAACTCACAGTCGGGACACCAGAAGCTCCCGCCCAATACCTTCCTGACGGAACGTCTGAAGTAGAGGTCGGTAGGATGATGTTGGAAGAGATGCAACAGGAGGGGATGCTTATTGGTACGGAGCGACACAAGCTTGAGGTTGTTGGCGCCAAAGGTGCCGCAATGGATGCAAGCAAATATATTCAGCATTTCAAGTCACGTGTCATGACAGCTTTAGGCGTCAGTCCACTTGATATGGGCGAAGGTGATACAGCTAATCGTTCTACAGCAGACAATATTTCACAGAACCTGAAAGAACGCGTACTTGATGACCAGAATGAGTTTGCATGTCAGGTAATACAATTCATGGTAGCCGAGTTATTGCTTGAACACCCAGAAGATATTAGTGTACCTCGTAACCTCAATAAAGTCAGACTACATTTTCCCGAGGTCGACGTTGACAACAAAATCAAGAAAGAGAACCATTCTCTAAATCTATGGAACAACAATATCATCACAGAAGATGAAATGCGCGAAGACATTGGTAAACTACCAATGAGTGAGGAAGAGCGTTCGAAGACACACTTCTCTTTGATCGATGTTCCAATGGCAATCATCTCCGCGGTTGACGAACCATTTACGCAAGAAGCTAAGTCCGCTGTGAAGGCAAGAACGAAAGCCGATACTGTTGGTGTCACATCTGGGCCAGCTACTAAAAATAATCAACCAGCCAAATCAAAGCCTGGCACTGGCGTGAGAAGCGGTGGCCGGCCAGCCGGAGCAAAGAAGAAGAAAGGAACGCCTGCTTCTCGAGCTCCACAAGCAGCGACTACGCCAAGCAATCAATTCGGTACTAATCCTGGGCCCACAAAGGCCAAGTCAAGTTTCGAAAGAGGCCTGGTGGGCATACGACTATCTAATTTTATTTCTATAGCAACATTAACTGAGACTCAAGAAGAGCTCGAAAATGCTGTAAATGAACGCTTTGAGGATGATGAATTACGAAAGATTCTCAAAGACACCATTTCTAAGCTCGATTGGAATACTATAGATAGAACAGAGCGGAGATCTGCATTGGTCTCTGAGCTGATGGTGCACGCGGATCGCTTCAAAGACGACGAGGAATCTAGCTAATGATCAAGAGGACGCCTAACGGCATTATTATTGTTAGTGACGATGTCACTATTGATATGAGTCGGGTCAAGCCTGAGCTAAAAGAAAAATTTGTGCGTCAAGTGCATGACTTCAATGAGGGAGGACGCCAAGGCGTCGCACCCAAGCTCGTTGCTTCCGTAGCAGCCACACATGCTGGCCTACCTACAGGCAACATGGCTTTTTATACTCCGGACCGCATGAAGCAGGGACTTCCTAGTTTTACTGCTGATTTTGCCAAGCCGGTTCTTCTGCATCACAATGATATGAAAGATCCAGTAGGGCGCGTACATCGTGCTGTCTACAAAGACCTCTCTCATCTTTATTTAGAGCCCATGAAGAAATTCTCGGAGCGCTATGGTGGCCATGTCTTCACAGACGCCAAGGTAGACCTCGATAAAGCTTTCGACCAGGTCGACTGGATCGTAGAGCATATGGTACCTATGAAAGACTATGTGGGATTGGGCTATGGTGAGCTCGATCTTCATATTACAGATGCTGTAGCAGCAGAAAAGATTATAGATCAGCGCTATCTTACTGTAAGCGTTGGATTTACCACTGACAGTATGTATTGTTCAAACTGTCACCAAGACTGGGCATCAGAAGGTTTTTGTGAGCATGAGCGTGGCAAGATCTACGATGGCAAGCAGACTTTGCTGATCCCTGGCAAGTTTAACTATGAGGAAGTCTCATGGGTAAACACCCCGGCAGACGCCGGTGCAACAGTACTATCCATATCAGAAACACCGAGTCTGGCAGATGAAGTTATACCCGAAGCACTAGAGACTGTGACAAATACACAGGATTCTATGTGTACCCCCATACTAATAAGTGTGGCAGACGGTAAAGCATCACGCCTTGACTCATTTAAAAGAGTAACGCCCGAGAGGGCGCAGGAGGTTATCGACGTGGCTAAGCAAGAAGATAACACTCAGCCAAAGGCGCCCGAGCTAGTCAAGGCGACAATCGATGACAATGAAATCGATTTTCCGGTCGAGGCCTCGGATCTACTCAAGGCTGAGGATGCCAAGCGAGAAAATCACATCACTGACGAAGTAGATGGACATCGCCATAGAGTCATCATTGATCCAGAAACAGGCAACGGATATACAAGCTATGATACAGATCATAGCCATCCCGTTATCAATCGTGAGCTGGAGAGTGGTGGAAGTGGCGAGTATAACGAAGATTCAGGAAAATTTGTAGTGAAAAATCCCCACACGCACGAACTAGAAAAGAAAGTCGCTCCCCTAACAGACGATAAAGATGGCGCCACCGCAACCCCAGAGGGTTCGGAGGCTGATAATGTGTCTGATGATAAAGTAAAGGATGCGGCACATCTAAGTACACCCAAGAAAAAGAAAAAGCGTAAAGCCAAAAAGATGGCTGATGCTGAAGTAGAGGGTGAGGATGAAATCGAACTAGATGATGATGCAGATGTCCCTGAGGGATATGAGCTAATCGAAGACTCTAAGGAAGGGGAAGTTGATCCCCGCGAGGCGATTCAGAATGACCCTGACCTTAGTGATAGCCAGAAGGCGCGCAAGCTATTTGAGCTTTCGAAGACAGAAGATAAGGAAGTCACACTGGCTGAATTTGATGTCGTCGAGGTTGAGCTTGTAGATCCTACCAATGAGGACGCAAAGATTACTCTAGCGTTCACATCTGAGGAAGGCTTCCGTGACAGCTTAGGAGCTATGACTCCCGCGGCAGTCAAGGCTAACAAAGATCAGCTCGAGAAGGCATGTGCCGTATTCGGGATTGAGCTTCCAGTAGAGGATGCCTCTGGCACCCCTCTAACCAAGGCAGAGGCAGCAGCTGCTGTTTCTAACTTGTTTAACAACATTAACAAGGAATTCGTTGAGAATCTCATCGAAGGACTTAACAGTATTGCTGATGATGATGAACGTAGAGAGATTGCTGCACATATCGTAGATAGGATGATTGCCGATGCAATGTTTGTAGATATTTTCTCTGAATACAACGTTCTTCAGAAAGAGCTAGAAGATACCCGTGAGAAGTTAGCGGCCGTGACCAAGTCTAACCGTGATTTCTATGCAGGTAAACAAGATGATCTGGCCAGAGTTGTAGTTGCTCTAAAGGTTGCCCTAAAGAAGCCTGAATTTGTTGATCTCAATGAAGAGGCTCTAGGCGACAAGACGAAAGAACTGAAAGTTCGCTCCGTCGATAGTCTCCAAGACAGCCTCAACGACTTGATCAACGAGTTCTCTGATACTCAGATCGAAACAGAAGCCAACAGGGTTACCGAAACGCCGGTCGAACCTACAGTTGGAACAGTTGTCGAGAAAGACAGCGTTAACCGGCAAGACATGGAGATTTTCGAGGGTATGAGTGATCGGCAATATGCCATCGCAACCCGTCTCCAAAATCGCTTCAAGTCAAGAAGCTAAGGTAAAGGTAATATATCATGGCATTAGATGCTTTTAATAGATATACCGGAACTGGTCGGTCCGTGGATGACATGGGCGAGACTACTCCTGAGATCGAAGTTAGCGAAAGCATTCGACCCTGGGGCAAGTTCCTTCCCGCGCCGTACCTTCCTGTTGGACGTTTCGATGTGCACAAGCGCGTGAACGTGGTTCTCTCTGTGGGAACTCCGGTCGGCCTTGATGCAGTGGGCAGCCTAGTCCCGGCCGGTATTCCGGACGGACATACTTTCGAGTTTGACTCGGAAGACTTCCGCAGCAACACGTTTGCTACTCGAAACCCAGCTACAGGTGCAGCCGTAACCTCTGCTGTTACTGAAGCCAAAGCCGCTCAGGGTCTCCTGGGTATCTCTGGTAATCTAGCAACGCAGGTAGAGAAGTTTGTTCGAACTGTCGGCGTAACTTCCTATAATGTATTTGCACATGAGGGTGGGGTCTCCTTCACTGGTTGGCCTTCATACTCATTGCAGCACAGCAACCCGGTCAACTATGCTCAGCATAATACGATGTCTCAGGACCTAGTAGCAATCACTTGCGACTATTGCCTGTTGGTGCCGTATGTGCAGGGCAAAAATCTACTGGGTAGTGCCGTAAAGGTATTCGACAACGATGCCGGTGGCGTAGCAGTGCTTTCAAAGAAAGCAAAGTCGTACGTGTTCGCACACGATGAGCTAATTGTATCTGGTGTAGGTGCCGCAATGACCTCGGGTCTTAGTCTTGTATACATCAGTCCCAACTGTGGTATTGATGATGATGGCATCGCTGGCGCGGCTCCCGACGGCGGATTCACTCCTGCTGACGGTGGTACTGTTGCTGCTAGCTTCTTGGCTCCTGGTGATACTGTTGGTACAGTCGTTGACGTAACCAGAGTTGGTCTACACATCCTGTACTCCAATGATACTGCAAAGTACATTGTTGTACGACAGACAGATCACTTCGCGCTATCTGCCGGAGTTACTGTAAGTGATATCGATGACCAAACTGGTACTGGCGTTGCAACTTCTGGCGGATTCCAGCTCGCACTTGAAGCTCCTCTCCAGCCTGGCGACTACGTTATTGCCCGTGCTGGTAAGTTTGTCAAATACGTACAGGGTCGTCACGATGTTGACGAGATCGCCGGCCAGATCCTGGCTGTCGACAAGAACGTCACTGATAAGTCCTACCTATCACGTGTAAAGTCAGCGTATGATCGCGCAGTGTCACCGGGTGATATGATGCCTGGTAGTGCAACTCGCGGTGTTCCTTTCCAACTCCATATGGTAACCGATGGCGCCTGGCGCCAGTTCACCAGAAAGATCGACCTGGACGGTACAGCTCTTGCTACGGCAGGAATGGGCACTCCGGCTCTTCGACTGGTCACCATCAACCTACTCAAGTAATCGCAGGGGCGGGGTGTAATTACCCCGCCTCTCAATAAGAGGAAAAAACGATTATGTATACCAAAGTACTCGACGCCTTTAATGGTAACGAGGAAGCTGCTAATAAGGCGATTGCACAGCAACAGTCTATTTGGCGTGTTGGTCGTGACCTCACTGGCGATCTGAAGGGCAAAGTAAAGATGCAAGATGCTCTAGCATTGGAAAATGCTACCATTGTTATTCCGCACGTCATGTCCCAGTTTGTCAAAGAAGGTGTAGAGCCAATGCTGATTGGTACTCGTCTGCTTCAGCGCATTCAGTACGAACCTGGCCTCCAAATTCAATTCCCGGCGATCGGCGCCCTCTATGCAGAGGATGTCGCTCCTGGACAATCGCTCCCTGAGATGACCCCAGATCTCGGCGGGCAGGTCACCAACGAGATCAAGGTCGGCAAGTCCGGTCTTGCCATCAAGTTGTTCGATGACATGATGCGGTTCTCGCAGTATGATCTCGTCGGCTTCTGGCTACGTCTTGCTGGTAACGCACTTGCACGTCACAAGGAGCAGAAGATCTTTGAGTTCATCAATTCGATGGGCACAACTATCTTTGACAACACTACGCGCTCCAGCGGACTAACAGGTAAATACACCTCGGGTCGTAGTAACACCGGTACACTCAATGGCTCCATTACGATGGACGACATTATGGAGATGTACACACATGGTCTGAATGCAGGTTTCCAGATGGACACAATCCTTCTGCACCCGCTGTCATGGCTGATGTGGCTGCGTGACCCTGTTCTGAGAGCTTTCCAGCTCCAGTATGGTGGTGGTGCATGGTGGAACACTTGGCAGGGCGATCCTAAGGGTAAGGACGAACTAGCTTCGTTCTCACCATTGGGTGAAGGTTCGGGTCGTGCAGACAATCCGCCTTCTAGCGCAAACGATGCACCGGCAGCAACTCCAATTGCTGACTTGGATCAGAACATCGATGTGCAGCCTCGGCCTCCGAGTTATCTCGGTCTCTCCTTCAACATCATCGTTAGCCCATTCGTACCGTTCAATGTAACGGCGAACACAGCTGACATCATGATGTTTAACTCTGCAAACTTGGGCGCCCTGATCGTAGATCGGGATCCTCGAGTCCAAGAGTGGAAGGACCCGCTTCTTGATATGACGAAGCTGCAGATTAGTGAGACCTACGGTCTTGCAATCTATAACGAAGGCCAGGCCATCGTTACAGCCAAGGACGTCAAGATCACTCGCAACTTGGTATCTGAAGAGTCGGTCACGCCTACGCTTTCGATCTCCGGTAGCTTGCAGGATCCTTCTGAGTCTGGTCTGGCTTCTCCTCTATAAACTATAGTGGATAGGCTACCGCCTGACAAACGTAACCAATGGGGCGGGCGGAACTTCTGTTCTGCCCGCCTTTCTTTCTTAGGAGACAGTTATGTGGATCATCTTAAATCCTCAAAAGGCACACCGGTTCACTACAAAAGGGATCAACCTTCATAGGAGCGCACCTACTGCGTTCATTGACCCTAATACAAGTGGCGAAGTGATGATGACTATTAATAGAGCAATTGCTGATGGCAAGCTCATTCGTGTGCAAGGTAATAAGATGGATGGGATGGTAATTCCCAAACAAGCAAAGATTAGTACGATAGATACAGAAGATATAGAAACGAAAGCGCACACAAAATATATCAGAGACGAGCAAGGTAGGATTCTCTCTACCGTGATCGTTATGCCCGATGCAGATGGTAATGCTGTAGAAGGTGAGGTTGAAGAGCCAAAAGGCATCATCCTTACTGGCGTTATTCAGTCTGATCGGGATGAAGATGAGGACGACGGAGAAGACTAATGGCTCTTCAGGTTCCAGTAGTTTCAGGCGTAACGCCGGCAGTTAATGACACCGACGTAGTCCTTAGGCCAACGATTACAGTAGTAATCGGTGGGCAGAGCCTTGTCGATCCTCTTACCTGGGGTCCACAGACATTTGCTCTGTATGGACCAGGAGATGTGGTACTCGAGTCTGGGCCAGGTAGTATACTCAACTCAGGTATCGAAGATGCCCCTTTTCCTCTTCTAGATGGTCCGTTACGACGCGACCAAATTGTTGGTGGCTATTCCACTACAATCAGTGGAGCTAATGGTGTAGCCAGCGGTATTGGCGATGCAGTTGCATTCCTAGCAAGTTCAGGTTTGACTTTGTTACAGTTTGCTCCTGGCGCGCCACTACTAACCAATACTGAGTACACAGCCGTTCTGATTGGCGATGACAATACCGGACTATTCTTTGGTGGCAATCGTCGGTTCGAAGGCCTTACTAGCTACACTAGTGCTAGTGGATTTGCGCAGAGCGGTGTTGTGCCCGGAGTCACGAGTGGCTTTGTACAGGTTAAACATCCCTACAGCAAGACTATTCAAACAGGTGAATATGTTGCAGCTACGGGTCAGAATGATACATATACAATTACTATCGTATCTGGATCTGACCTTAATGCCGTGGAAGGCACTGCAGCATTTGGATTCAAATATCAATGGTCCCAGGCATCTACGCCAGGAACATTTTCGGCGACTGTAAGCGGAACAAGTGATCGTCACAATCTAGGCAACGGCCTACAAATCGACTTTAATGGTACGTTCGCATCGGGCGAGATACACCAGCTAGGTGTATACATCCCGAAGCCTCTAGCAACATCACATGTATGGAAGTTTAGCACGGGGTCAATCACTTCGTTTGCTACACCTCCAGTCGAGCCAGAGAATATTGCTGTCGTTATCGACGATACCGCCGCAGGTGGTTTCGGTGTAGAGACAACAACACAACTGTCTGGTTCACAACTATTTGTGGTTAGCACATGCCCTGCCAATCTTGATTATGCAGTTGATGAAGGGATACCTTACATTGCAATCGAGTTTAACAAGGTACTGAACTCTGGCTTCTATGATCCTGCTAATGTGTCCATTAAAACAACTCCGCTACTAGGAATTGGCGTAGAACCAAGTGCGTTCTCTGCCTCTACAATCTCTGCTGCACAGCTAGAGACCTCTGGTGTGTGGCTGAAGATATGGCTATAGAGGATATAGATATGAATGCACAACAAGAAGGTAGACTAATCGAACGTGTAGAACACATTGTCAATACTGTAGAACGCGTTGATGCAACAGTCAATGGTAATGGTAAAGAAGGACTGGTGGTCAAAGTTGATCGCCACGATCGTACACTCAAGAGTGCAAGTAAGCTTCTATGGGTGATTATGACTGCTGTTATTACGGCAGTGGTTGCAGGAATTATCATATTACTGTAATCTAAGGAAAGAAATTATGGGATTGCTCAGTAAAATCACAGGCATTTTTGGCGGTGGCGGCATGAAGGCAGCTATGGATGGAGCAACTGGTATCCTTAAGGGTATCGATAGCCTATCTACATCCGCGGAAGAGAAAGCCGCACTACGTAGTACGGTTGTTAGTTCAATCGTTAATGCACAATCTGCTGTTATTCAATCAGAAATGCAGCATGGTACATGGCTGTCAAGAAGTTGGCGCCCACTTGTTATGTTGTCCTTTGCAGGTATCTTGGTAGCACACTTTGCTTTATTCCCACTCATCGTATTTGTGGGATGGGCCGACGTATCACTTTTAGCTATCATGGTAATTCCTGCTGAGATGTGGACTCTACTACAGGTAGGTCTTGGTGGATATGTTGGCGGCCGTACAGTTGAAAAGCTGGCTAAGACAGTTATGCCCAACATGAAGATGGCTAAACTCAAGAGGAAACTTTTGAAACGACTTACTCCTGAAGAGGTAGCAACACTACTTAAGGATGACTAATGGCTAAGAAAAAGATCGTAACCAAAAAGAACGCTTTCATTCTCTTTCTACTAGGCTGCCTTGGGGCAGCTATAGTTGCAGGTGTGTTACATGCTGGCGCGGCTACTGACCGTCTTGCTGTCGCTGAACTCAAAGTTGAAGCAGCACAGGCACAGGTAATAGATCTCAAGAATGAAAGAATATCTCTCATCAGACAGAATATTATGTTCAAGATGATTATCCAAATGGTATCATCTAGGGAATGTCCTGCACCAATAGAGTGTCCTGAGCCTGAGGTCTATGAACCACAGGTATGTCCAGAGCCAGTAGAATGTCCAGCTCCTGTAACATGTGAGCCGGAGATTATTACTATTCGTGTGATTGAAGAGAAAGAAGTTATCAAAGAGATCAGGATTCCTATTGAATGTCCTACGACACCAGTAGAGTTTGTGAAGCAAAAGAAAAAGGTTGAAGGCTTCACTCCATATGTTGATCTATTAGGACGAACAAATGGTACAGCAGGCGCCCGACTTGGTATTGATAAAGAGATTGTTCACAAACCACACTTTTCTCTACGTTTCTTTGCAGAAATATCACATGATATAATTCAAGACGACCAGGAAGCCGTAGGTATAGAATTAAACCCATACTACTGTGAGGAGTTCCAATGTACCGAAGCAGTAGATGCTCCGCAACAAGATAGAACTCGAGGCAACTTTGGAATACGATTCAGGTTTTAACGAATGGAAGAACTAGTATTACTCGACCCTAATGCATGGGCTACTGCTCTCATGGCCATCGCAGGCTCCCCCATCTTTTGGGGTTTGCTTGCAATTGCCGTTATCTATATTGTGCTTAACAGTAGAGTTTTAGCATCACTATTGGGGCGTAAAAAGTCTGACGACTAAGGCGCAACCATGGCGAAGCATACCCTAGACTGGGGCCCACTTGCTAGTGGTGTCCCACAGTTTACAGTATTTAGGGATCCTATTGGAAATGTGGACTATCTAGCCTTAGGGCAAGAGCCCACACTACCAGCATCTCTGACGAGTGGCTACGCTGACTTCACCTGGACTTCGGGTGGAGTCGGTATCCATTTTAGAGCAGAAGTTTCTGGGCAGTTAGCCCAAGGAATTATTGCTGCTGAAATTGATGGACTGCAACATCTACCTCTAGGCGATGGCACGGTGCGCGTCGACCACGACTACTTTGGCACAGATCGTTTCAGGGTTCTCGACGACACTACACTTGATCCGATTGACAACGCATTCATTTGGATCTACCTCTCAGAAGATTTCAATGCTGGCAGAACCGACAAGAACAGATATCTCAAGGCATGGACAGTCACACAAATGGATGGACGATGGAATCAATCCGTCTATCTTGATCCAGGCAACTATACGGTACTGATTACCAAAGCTCGAGCAACACCTAAGACTAAAACACTCAGAGTTTGGCCGGTAGTACCATAATGCGGTTCAATCTACATACACCTACACATCCGCTGAGTGGAAATATTGGTTCCATCAACTTTGATGCTCGTTACGTTAATATAACTGGCGATACGATGACTGGCGCCCTAAATGCGCCAGACATCAGTGGTACACAGCTACAAGGTCTAGCCCTCAATATCAAGACTGTCCAGATGGAGGCGGGATACTGGAACTCTAATGATAGTCTAGTCCCCGCTCACTCTGAAGGACAACTCTACTGGGATGACTTTGAAAAGACATTGTCTGTCCAAACTAACGTTGCTAACGTCACACTGAACCTTGGTGCCGAGCAGTTCGTTCGTGCTCGAAATAATACAGCAGATACAATTACAAATGGCACCATCTGTTATATTAGTGGAGTTCAAGGACATACACCAACTTGTGAGCCAGCAACAGCTATACGAGTTAGTGGCGTAGCTCATAAGACAATTGGCGTAGCTACACATGATCTTGGAACATCTACCGTTGGTTACATTACTACGTTTGGGCATGTCCATGAAATTGATACTACGGCTTGGTCAGCTGGTGACATTCTGTATCTTGGTAGTGGTATCGGCAATCTGACGAATGAGGTTCCTGGTCCTTGGAATGACAGAGTCGAAGTAGGAACAGTGCTCGAGAGTGATGCCAATGGCGCTATCCTTGTAAATGTCAAGGGCCTGGCACTATCTGCACTTGATCATTTCAATATGGATGGTATTACATCATCTGGATTGATGGAGTGGTACACAGGAGACTCTCGTGGTAATTATTTCCGAGCTTTCGATGCGAATGCTCGATTTGCACTCAGTGGTGCTGGTGGTGGCGGTAGCGCCCACGATATCATCAGTGCGACTCACACAGACGCCACAGGAGTACCCACAAGCGGACATCTCTTTGGTTATGATGGCAGTGACTGGCGACCAGTAGACGCGGCAGCAGCGGGCCCTCATACGTTCGAGAGCCATACCAATGTTTTGGGGTCTTGGACAAGTGGTGACCTGTCGATTTTCAATGGAACGAACTATATACCGCTCACAAGCGGATTTTTCGTAGGGAGAGAGGAATTGTTACAGCAATATAATTTAGAACTAGACGAGGCTGCAAGTAGCATCACCTATATTGGTGAAGCACTGCCTGGCTCAGCCACGAACGCAGCACTATGGCGCATCAAGCGCCTTGACGAGTCAGATCCTACCGTAGAGCTTATCATAAAGTGGGCCGGCGGGACTGACAACTTTGACCAAGTCTGGGATAACAGAGCAGGCCTAAGCTACTCATAAGGTTAACCAATGGCAACACCATCATACGGACATGACCTAGTTCTGCTTGACTTTGCAGAAGCTACTGGCAACTATCTTCAAATCAATTTTGAAGGTGGCGGTGGCGGTACCCTAGGTGCCGGCCCCGACTATGCCCTACAGGGCACCAATGCTATTGACCGTCAGGTCACCACCAATAATCGTGGTATTGTCCTTA